ACTTTTGGCCAGTCGTTAAGTCGCGCTTCCATGTGAATGGGAGTGTAACAGACGCGCTCTGGTCAGAAGAGGGTGAAGGACCATTAGAGTTTATGAAAGGACTCCGGGCTAAACCATTCCTGATCTCCAAATCGGGACCAAGTATCGTAGGTGGGAATGTTTCGGGCGGAGCCCAGAACACCTCACCCGCGGCAATCTTAGCTTCAGCGTACACGTGGTTACACAGTCCCCTCTTCCCGGTTCTAAAGAACTGGGCGGAGATGACTGGTAATACGTGGGTGCTGAATCGGATTGAGTCTTGGGCCAAAGAGTTGTGGGTATGGGAGGATTCTCTTCCCTTATCCTCGAGTGGGCCTAAATGCCCATTCGAAGCAACTAATTGGCTCGGACGACTTGGTTTCAAGGAGGAGCCTGCAGGTAAGGTTCGGGTGTTTGCTATGGTAGACCCGTGGACACAGTGGCTGATGAATGCCCTTCATAAGGCACTCTTCAAACTACTGGCCAGAATTCCGCAGGATGGTACATTCGATCAGTTAAAACCGATTGAAAATCTGTATGCTTGGCAGGATTCCCACCGTTCATCGAACGGGAAGAAACCTCCCTTGTATTCATTTGATCTCTCGGCGGCGACTGATCGAATCCCTATCGTCTTGCAGAAAATTCTACTGTCCCCAATACTAACGTCTTGGGGAGCAGAACTCTGGGCTGCTCTATTGGTTGGAAGGGAGTATCACTTACCGAAACGGATTAAGATTGGGAAAAGCCAGGAATGGCAGATCCTGTCCGAAACCGGGACGGTTCGTTATGCAACCGGACAACCAATGGGAGCTTTGTCATCTTGGGCAATGCTAGCACTCGTTCACCATGCGATCGTTCAATGGGCCGCTGTGACAGCGGGCGTCATTACTCCTGGTAAGGAGTGGTACGCTGGCTACGCCATCTTGGGAGATGATGTAGTCATAGCTGGGTCAGCAGTAGCGAAACAATACGAGAAATTGATGAAACACGCCGACGTAGGAATCGGGGCTCATAAGAGCCTCGTTTCCCGTGTTGGTAAGGCGATAGAGTTCGCGAAACGAACATTCCTAAATGGAGTGAACGTCTCAGGAGCTCCGTTCGCTGAGTTCGTGATATGCCGGCAATCTCTTGCTGGTCTACTCGAGCTCGTGCGTAAGTATTCACTAACCTTTGGACAGATGTTATCAGTCCTGGGTTATGGATACCGCGCCAAAGCCAACGCATCGAAACGGTTAATGTCAATTCCCAAACGATTGCGGAACTACATACTGGCCTTCTATGGTCCTGGTGGTCCTGCCTATGTTGGACTGCGGTCTTGGTTACCGATGAGATCGGCGACTTCGACGTACAGTACAGCGATGGATAGGGTTTCCAATCTCGTAACACGGTTCTTCGAAGGCGAGGTAAAACTCGCTCTCGAAGTCCTCGACGGGTGGGCTCCGCTGGTTGCGGAGGCCAGACGTCTTGGAACAGTGTATCGAGACAGGGAACACTATGGCACGGTCTCTAGGTCACGCGGACCCTTAAGAATTGCAAACTGGAATCCTGAACCTCGTGAGTACACCATGTCGGTTGATGAGCAGATTGCTCGCCTTCCTTCAATGGACTCAGACCTCTGGCTACAAGCTGTAGCTAAGATCGAGGCTCAAGGACCAGTAACTGTAATAATTGAGGGCGATGTACCTCCTCACGAGACAATAGGAGCGGGTGAGAACCCGCCTCTAGCATCTCCTGTTGGAGGATACACGGAACCTCGGCAGACATTAATACATCCAGGGATCGAAAGATCTACTCCGCAATCCGTTGTGGACTCACTGAATGAAACTGTTTACCGAGAAGCGTTCTTAGATACGGCCATAGATTACCGGAACCTGCGTACCGAATTAGAGGAACTTTCGTTACCTACCCTTGACTGGGATGGTATCGAGAGCCTTTGGAGCAAACTTCGAGAGATCGAAACTGCTTTAGGGGCGCTACCATTTCCGAAGGACCTTCACAAACGGAGTACATCCGAAGGACGTACGACCGATGGGAAGGCTCTCAAGAGATGGTACCGACACTCTAAGCTCTTTAGGGCAACTGTTACCCAATCTAGTGAAGAAACCTAGATTACCTGTCTGATCCCTAACCAGGGTCGGTCAGGGGCTCGTATCTTGAGCTCGGCCTGGAAGGTGAGCTGAAGAAAAGGAATTGAGTCTCAAATGAGACGATAGATCACCTACTTCAGTTTACTGAAACAGATAACCAAATCGCCTCGAGAAATCGAGGAAGAGACGCCGAATCGGTACTCCTACCGAATACGAGCCATCCCTATCTTGAGCTCGGCCTTGAAGGTCGTGTCGAGAACA